AAATGAATTTCCAGATTCCGGCGGTCTTGATAAAGGGTGTTGCTGGCCTGCTCGATGGCCAGTAGGCGCAGGTGTTCGCGGCGGGAAATCGTCACCATCGGGGCGGCGTCCTCTCCGGCCTTCACGCGAATTTCCATCAGCGGTACGTCATGGGCCTGGGCGATCGCCGCTTGGGCCGGGTGCGGATCCATGCGGCCACAGTCATCCGAATTGCAACGGAGTTTGTCTTTCTGGCAATCTGCGCAGGAGCCTATTTCGATAGTTGCGGTTTTAATATCCCGTGGGTTCTGGTTCATGCAGCAGCACATCAGGCTGCGCTGCGCACTGGTCACAGGGCCGTGCGGGTAGATATAGCCCAGGCAATGGGCGCATACCTTTGTGCCGTTGGGCATAGGCGGCAGCACGCGGGCCATCAGGCAACGAGCTCCACGCCATCGAACACGCGCAGCGCCAGCCGGGTGAGATCCCGGCGCGCGAGCAGGCCGTTGTTGCCGCCGTTGATCGCCCGGGATATGCCGTCCACGTCGCCCAGGTCGGCCAGCAGGTTCAAGCTCTTGCCGGTGGCGTTGCCGATGTGCCAGAACCATCCAAAGGTCAGCGCTCCCCAGGGGCTCATTTCGACGAGCTCGGGGTGAGTAACTAAATCTACGCCCAGGTAATCGCCGGCCCGGCGGTAAGCATCCTTGCCGGTCAGCTGGCCCAGGCCTCGGCCGCAGTAAATGAAGCCTTCGCGGCTCTCGATACTGCCGTTACCCATGCGGTTGGCGTAGGCGATCGCGCCAATCTGCTCTTCGTTGGCCTTGTGCTGGCCGGGCACGCGGCCCAGCTGTTGCGCCAGCGCGATCGTGAATCGCTCGTTTCGCCGGCTGTTGAAGGTATTTCTCAGGCCGTCGGGGCTGTAATTGAAGGATTCCCGGGATTTGGCCAGTGCGCCACTTTCGTGGCCGATCTGCGGCAGGAAGTGGGCGATGCGGCCGGGCGTGTTGATTTCAAACCGGCGCATGGTCGTGTCGATCGCGCCAAGCCAGCGGGCGGCATCGGCGGCGGTGGCGCCGGTCGCGCGGCGCAGCTGGTCTATCGTAATCATGGTTTTGCACTCCCTGTAATGCGCCGGGCCCAGGCGCCGACATAGTTCTCGAGCACCGTCGAGCCGCCCCACCCGGCCACGGTGATGGCGAAGGCCTGCAAGAGCGGATCGAACGCGCGCCAAGCGACGAGAAAATAAGTTGCGGAGCCGACGGCGACGGAAGTGAGCACGTCGGCCAGGATCAGCATGGGGATCGAGCTGACGACAATTTGCGGGTTAGCCAGCTTTTGCGCCGTGCGGGCCGCGCCGCCGATCAACGCCAGGAACACGGCCGCGGCCAGCGCGCGCACGGGAATATCGGTCAGGCTGGGCGGGGCCAGATTCGGCGCGGCGGCGTAGGCGCAGGCCGTCCAGCAAAAGGAAATGGCGAGCCAAACCACAGCGTTACGCCGGGCGCAGGTTGCGGGCATGGGAGATCATTTCCTTGCTGCGCTGGGCAGCGTCGATAAACGCGAGAGATAAGAGGCTGACGGCGTTCCAGCTGGCGAAGAGATTCAGGCCGAGGGATTTGAAACTGGTGGAGCCGATATAGACCTGGGCGATGTAGCAGAAGGCCAAGCCGACGAGGATCAGATGACGGTGCCGGTACGCCGGCCTCCAATTGAATTTTTCGTTGAGCACATCGTTGATCAGCACATCGACCATGCCGATCAGGCCCAGGATCCCGGTGGCGGCGCAGAGGAAAGATCCGTAGTCGTGGGTAGCGAACTGCGCCATCAGCGAGCGCGCGTCGAGCGTGGAAATGACCCATAGCACCACGCCGAGGCTGCACATGGTCAATCGGTACAGGACGGCGGCGGCGCAGTTGGTTGGGTTCATGGTTGAATAGGGGCGAAAAAAAGCCGCCGAACCCTTGCGAGCACGGCGGCAAAACCAAAAGGCACATGCCTGTTGGTGGAGACAACGAGAAATCGGGCCAGGATCAGCCGGCCCAGCGGGAGGCAACGCGACCCGAAGGTCAAGCGTTAACGCCTACCCGCCGGAAGGCTGATCGGGCTTGCGAAGTTGTGCATTTCTTTCAGCGGCCCACAACTGGCTCATCGACTGGCTATTCGGGTTCCCAACACCGACAGCTTAAGGAACGTCGCACCCCTGGGGAAAACGGGCCAAAAAAAAGGGCGTCGGATCCGATGATCGACGCCCTGAAAGTTCTTGGCAGGCACTCCACGTTGCCCCCTGTTAAGGGAAGTTCCGCAGAATAGCGAAATCATACTTGCCTTGTCGCACGCCGGCAATCACATTCGCGGCGTTTTCTTACGCAAAAACAGGCTTTGTCCTACATACAAACAGAAATCATTGAACGTATGAAATGAACTTGCCTGCTATCCCCCACGAACGTAGGCTATGCCGCCATTGCCTGCAGCTGATCGACGATCCCGGCCCGCTCGAATCCCGGCGCCAGGCCTTCCATGCCGTCGGCTTCCAGATCCGCCAAGAGTAGCGCGAGCCGGTTAGCGCTGCGCGCGGCCTTGTCCTTGCTGATGCCGTAGGCTTCGCCCAGCTGGCGGAACGTGAAATCCCGGTCGCGCCGCTCTTTCGGCGTGTAATGCCGCCAGCATAGTGCGAGCGCACAGTCGAAGCTGACGGCCAGCTGGGGCGCGGCGTGGACAGCAAGGCAGCGAATGGCAAAGCGCTTGACGTCGCGCTCTTCGGAAAACCGGGCCTCGAGCGCCTGGGCGTGCAGCTCGTCGAGCCGGTGGCGCACCTGGGCGCGAATGTCGGCGCATTGGGCCTTGATTTCCAGCGGGCTCATGCCGCCCAGGTTGAGCGTGGTGTCGTGCTCGTCCAGGGCCACGCCCATTTCCCGCTTGACCATGCCGATGACGCGATGCAGCTGGCTATGGCCGTCGGCCGGATACTGTTGAATCACATACGAAAAGTGCAGCGCTTGGCTGACGTTCCTAAAAATGGCTGACATATCCCCTCTCCCCTCAAGTGACAGTTATTGGATGCCAAGGTATTGCTTCGTTATTTTTATCGCATCCTCGAAATCATCGACAACGCGGTACAACCATCCTTCTGCTACCAGCCGATCGCGGTATTCAATCTGATCGTCGCTCAGTGCTTTTTCCAGGCCTTCGCCTGGGCGCTTGAACTCGATGGCCAAGCCGGCGTGGCCTTGCCGCGGCGCCGGCAGCATCCAATCCGGTACGCCTGGGCGCTGGCCCTCTTGCTTGAGCGAGACAGCGGTTTTGATGGCCCGCTTGCCGCCGTTCGGTACCGCAAAACCCAGCTTCAACGCCGGATAAACCGTTTCTTCCCAGCGCAGCCATGTGATGAACGCGGCCTGTACATCATGCTCCTTCGGCCGGCACGCCTGGGCGATCTGCCGCGGCGTGCGGGCCTTGCGTTTCAGGACAGTGGCGTCAAGCATCGCCGTCGGATCCGCCAGCTGCGCGCGCAGCAAAGCCGAACAGGACGCCGACGATCAGCGCCAGCACGATGTAGCCGGCAATGAGCTCGGGCATAGTCATGCGCTCGATCATGAGCGGTTCTCCCAGGTCAGTGCGCCCGGCATCGGCAGCAGCTCGCCGCCGTTATGGATCTTGCACAGATGCCGCCAGAACTCGGGCTTGGTCATTTCGCTGAAACCTTCGCCGCCGGCCAGATCCTCTTTCGTGCTGGCGATCGCGTGGGCCAGCTCTTCCGCCGATGGCGTTTGGCCTGGGGCGAACTCGATCTTGGCCAGCCCTACTTTCCCATCCGGCCGCTTGCCGTAATAGCGCAGCTCGACGATGAACGGCCCTTCCATGCGTGTGTCCACGCCCAGGCCGTCGTACACGTCACTTCCCATTGCTTCCTGCATTTTCAACTCCCTTGGTTTGGCTGTCTCGCCATAATTTTTCGACGGCCGCTTTCATGCGTACAGCGGCGTCCATTCCCTGACTGTCAATAATCGCCAGATAGCCGGCGCGGCGTAGGTGCCTGGGCAGGCCGACGAGCCGCCGGGCCGTGCAGCCGTCGCAATGGCTATCGAAGCGGCCGGCCCGGTTGTCTGCGCACAACGGACAGCTCATGCCAGCTTGGCCACGGCCGCAAGGCGGCGAACGGCGGGCTTGGCGACAACATCGAACCATTCCGGAAACACGGGGGCCGGCAATCGCGCCAGCTCCCGCACGTCAGCCACGGGGATCTGAGCGGCGTCATGGATCCGCAGAATCACCTCGGCGGTCAGCGGCAGATTGCCGCGCCGCAGTTTCGAGATATGCCCAGGCTGCAGGCGTAGCAGCCGGGCCAGCTGGGCGTCGTTTTTCAGATCGCACCGCGCGATCAGCGCATCCATGAAGTCGCTAGGGCTCCGCAGATTC